ACAAATTGACGGATCGGGAGCGGGAAGTCTTGAACCGCATCGCCCATGAAATGAACACGCTCTAGGAAAAGCCAATAAAATCAGGGGTTCCAGCGCAATGGAGATGGTAAAATGGTAGCGAGGCAACGAGTGGTGGAACACTCATCGCCTCTCACCAACACACGACCGTGGGAGGGTCGCACGTGGCTACTGACCAAACTATCATTACGGCGCGAGAAGCTTTCGATACAGGTCTCACGCGTTACTTTACAGGCGTTCCGTGCCGCAATGGCCATATTGCAGAACGACGGACAAATGGCCGTTCCTGCGTGGAATGCGCCAAAATCAATCACAAAAAGCATCGCGATAATCCAAAGGCTAAGGCGCGAACGCGTGAAAGCACTCAGCGTTGGCGAGAACAGAATCGCGAAAAATATCGGGAATGGCAACGGCGCTATCGAAAAGGCAAGCGTACTCCACGTGTACGCAAGACGGTATCGCCAGCCGAATATCGGTTAAGACAAGATGGCAAATGGGTTCTTAGATACCACAAGATTCTTGAGAAGAGCGCTGGACGTCCCAAGCCGGATGCATGCGAAGTTTGCGGCGGAAAATCCAAGCGAATCTGTTTTGACCACTGTCACAAATCGGGCAAATTTCGCGGATGGCTCTGCTATCCATGCAATACCGCTTTGGGTCTGTTGAAAGATTCCACGGCGAGGTTCAAAGGCCTAATCCAATATCTGGAGAAACACAATGGCGCACATCACAGCGGACACGAGAAACAAACTGAAGTCCAGTCAGTTCGGCCTTCCGAGCCAGCGGAAATATCCGCTTGATACGAAGGGCAGAGCAATCAATGCTAAAGCGCGGGCAACCCAGATGGTCGCAAAAGGCAAACTTTCAGCCGCAGCAGCAGCTAAAGTAAAGGCGCGCGCCAATCGTAAACTCGGCAAGGCGAACAACGCCATCGGCACAGAGCAGAACTTGAATGCGGCCCGGCCCGGAATCAATCTGGCAGCTCTCGCGGCTGCCCGGCGCAGGCGTGCACTCGGCGGTGTCGCACAGCGGCTGCCGCGCTTCGGCGCTCCTGCGGTCGGCGTGACGCAGGATCTCAATGCCGCGAGCCTCCGTGGCAATCCGGATAACCGCAATCCGGCGACGCCATACCAGGAAGATTCCAACAACTGGAAGAGCACACCTTACACACAGCGAGGTAAGTGGATGAACAATTCACAAGGTACAGGCCGCGCCGACGAATCGGGCGACGGCAAGAGTTACAAAGGACAGCCGCAGTTTGGCGGTACGGAAGCGCCCAGTGCCAATAAGAAAGCACAACCGAAGTTCGGCGGCACGGAGAATGTGGGCAAGAGCTTCAAAGGCCAGGAGCAATTCGGCGGCACGGGCATGGGCAACGGCAACGGACGCGGGAACGGCAATGGCGGATCGCGGCGCTATGCGAATGGATCAAGTTCGTTCGACTCTATGAAATCGATGATCCGCGATCATTAATGATCTGATGGAAGAATGCCGGATGAAGAGCCAGGCGCACGGATGGCGGCCAAGCTCGCCCGCGGCGATGCCCATCGCGACATGCTCGAAGCGGCTCGTGAGCAGTGGCAGCAGGAGCGCTTTCGGGCCGTCCAGAATATCCGCGACAGTCTGGCGGAGCTCGGAGCGCACCTCGATGATATCGACGAGATAGAGCGCCATGCTCTTCAACTACTCTCCATTGCCGAGGCCCCCAAAAAGCGGATTGCTGAACTAAAAGCAGAGAACAAGGCGCTTAAGACAGAAAACTCCGCACTGCGCCAAAAATGCGCTGCATTGGAACTACAAGAGCAGCAAGTCGAGGACGCGCGGAAGCTCAAAGCAGAACTGAGGCAGGCCCAAGCAGGTCTGGCTCAATTGAAGGATTTGGATGATCTAAACGCTCAACTGAAAGAGTCCAGAGACACGGAAGCACGCCTGTATAAAGAACTGAACTGGTGGAGGGTCGAGACAGAGCGCTACAAGAATCGGGCGCCTGAAGAGATCCAGCAAGAGAAGCGCAATCTTTTGCAGGGGGTTCGGGAGGAACGGAAAAGAATCCAGGCTGACAATCAGCGTCTTTTACGGGACGCGCGGATAGAAGCGCGGCGCATCGTAATGGATGCGCAAGAAGAACAACAGACGCGCACGCAATATTGGGACGAATTAAAAGTGCAGCGGAAGCAGAACGAAGCCTATTCGAAGAGAATCAGCGAATTGCAACAGGCGCTAAACGAAGCGCAACGTGTGAACGGACGATGATCGAAGAATTGGGAGAAGTCTAATGCCCGCCACTTCAAAGGCTCAGAGACGCCTCATGGCAATCAGCGTGATTCCTGAGTCTTTTAGCGGTAAAATGGAAGCGAGGCCACAAGTGTTGGACGCACTTATGACCTCTCACCACATACGGTCACAGGAGGACCGCAGATGGCTACTCATATTCAAGCATCCCCCCAATACATTGCGGGGTTCTTCGATGGGGAAGGATACATCACCCTACGTCGGAGTAATCGTTACACCAGAACAGCTGCCTCTTACCGCATAGTGATCGGTTTTACGAACAAGAGTAAGGCCATTCTTGAATTAATTCAGCAGCGCTATGGCGGCAGTATTTATCCGAAGGCGCGCCGCAACAAAGAAGTGCATGCTGCCGCATGGGAATTGAGCATATTCCGCAATGATGGTATTCAGTCATTTATGGCGGAAATAGGCCCTCACATCATCTTGAAAAGGCCGCAAGTCGATCTAGCGCTGGAATTTCTAGCCCTTGGGAAAGTCCAAATGGAAATGGTTGAAACACGCGGCAAGCGCTGGCCCATATTCAGGCCGGTCCCCGGGCAAATGGAACTGCGCGAGAGCTATAAATTGCGTTTGGGCGAATTGAACAGGAGGGGTCCATGCCCGCAGTAAGCAGAAATCAGCGCAAATTAATGGGCTTGGCCGAGCACTCGCCCTCCGAAGTGTACGCCCGCAATAAAGCTGTGCTCGGCATGACGAAGCAACAGCTCAGTGATTTTGCCTCAACGAAGGAGAAGAACCTCCCCAAAAAGAAGAAGCCGCTGCACGGCGCACTCGATGCCATCCGCAATCACGGCAAAGACTGAAGAGGCCATCCCTTGCGAAGAGCGGCCAACGCAGCACGTCGATGATTTGCGCCATGCGCTCGTGGAACTGGGCGCGTGCCTAATGGCAAAGCGGATCACGGCTCTGCGCGGCTGGCTGTACTGGGAGACAGAGGACGGCGAGAGCGGGTTTTATATGGCGTTGCCGCGCTCTGAAGATGGCCGAACTGATTGATTGGAATGTGCTGGCCTGCGCCGCCTATGAAGCTTACAGCGACATGCTGAACCATCAGGCCCATCTCAGTCTGCCGATGCCGGATTGGGACGATTTGCCGCCGAAATACCAGGAAGCGTGGCGCGAAGTAGCGAAAGAAGTCTGCCGACGATATAGCGAAGCAGCAGCGTAACCAATGCCTGACGAATCAGAATACGAATCGCTTGATATTCCGGAACAGGCCCGCTGGTGTTGGAAGCAGGCGATGGATGCCGAACATGAGTTTCGGCAGGAGTTCCGGAATCGCCTGAAATTTCGCGCTGGCAATGCCTATACATCGGATGAAACGGGTGGCGGACAGTGGAAGCCGGAAGACATCCAGATGCGCGGCAAGGACCGGCCGGCGGTCACGGTCAATCTGCTGGAGCAGCCGATTCAGCAGGTGATCAACGCCAATTTGCGGAACCGTCCCGGCGGCAAAGTCACACCGGCAGATGACGACGCGACACCGCAAGTAGCCGAATATCTGCAGGGCAGGATCAGACATATCGAGTACGCCTCTGACGCACAGGTCGCCTATGGAACCTGTATCGGCTACGTGGCTTCGGGCGGTCTCGGCTATGTCGGACTCACCATCGATTACGTTTCGCCGGATTCACTCGAGCAGGAAGTGAGGATCCGGTCGATTGACGATCCGGCCTGCTGGGCGATTGATCCATCGGCAAAAGAACCGGACAAAAGGGATGCACGCTGGGCTATCGGCCGGCAGCGATTCAGCAAAGAGGAATTCCAGCGGCGCTGGCCGGATGCTCAAGTTGTCGATGCGAGCTGGTGGGGGATTGACAGCAAGTATAAGGATTGGGGGGATGAAGAGAACGTTTGGGTGGGCGAATACTGGAAGCTTAAGTTTAAGAAGCGCAAGCTGCAACGGTTTGCGAACGGGCAGACCGGCTTTACCGATGACAAGGATTTTCTGCGTTTGCTGCCGGCAGGAATACAGGCATTGCCGGGTAACGGCAACAGCCGCGAGGTGGATTATCCCGTCGTGACGCAGTATCTGGTGAGCGGTGCCGAAGTGCTCGACGAGACGCCGTGGCCTGGCAAACGCATCCCGCTCTATGAAGTCACCGCCAACGAGTTTTATGCCGATGGCAAGCGGATCCGCAAGTCGCTCATCTCGGATGCCCTCGACAGCCAACGCACGTACAACTGTTCGGAATCCTTGAAACTTGAAGCGGTTGTCATGGCGCCGAAGCCGAAATGGGTGGCGAACGTGGCACAGCTCGAGGGTCACGAGCAGGAATGGAAGACAGCGAATACCTCGCAGGACAGCGTATTGTTCTATAACGGCACGCAGGACTCGCGCGGCAATCCGGTGCCGCCCCCGGACTGGAAAGTCTTCACACCGCCGGTACAGGAATTCACCTTAGTCAGCAATCAGGCAAAAGAAGACGTAAAAGCCACGACTGGTTTCTTCGATCCGTCTCTAGGCGCGCTGAGTCAGGGCGATCGAAGCGGGAAAGCGATATTGGCTTTGCAGCAGCAGACAGGCATCGGCATCATTCACTACGCCGAAGCTCTAGCGCGCGCTCTTAAAGCGCTGTATCAGGATCTGATCGAGATCGATGTGCAACTCACCCGGCAGGACGTACGTAAGCGGCGCATCGTGCATCCCGATGGGCGGCATGAGTTGGTGAAAGTGAATGACGATAGTCCCGGTGTGGCGAAGCCCATCATGCTCGGCAAGGGCCGCTACGAGCCGATCGTGAGCGTGGGGCCGAGTTATCAGACGCAGCGGGATGCTGCGTCCGATTTCATGGATACTATTGCCGAACATGACCCGCAGGGCTGGACGATGATCCGCGATCTGGCGGCACGCACGAAAGAGCCGGAACTCGGGCATTATGCCGATGACATCGCCACTCGCTGGCAGGCCGCGCTACCGCCGGGAATGGTGAGTCAGGATCCCACGATCGCGCCGCAGGTGGCACAGGCACAAGGGCAAATCCAGATCCTGCAGCAGCAGGTGCAGCAATTGCACCAAGTGATTCAGCAGAAGCAGGTCGAGGAACAAGGGAAATACAATCGCGAGATGGCGGTCGAACAGCAGAAGTTCCAGACGGAAGAGTTGAAAGCAGCCACGCAAATCAGAGTGGCGGAACTGAACGCACGTAATGATCAATTGCTCACAATGATGGACGCGCGTGTGAAGCAACTCGAGGCGGCTGCGGATCGCTGGCAGGGACTTTTGCTGCAGGCGCAATCGCACGCGCACGCACAATCCCAGCAGGCGCATAAACACGCCCATGAAGCGGCAATTCTGGCACAGGAGCACGCGCACGCGATGCATAAAGCGGAGGCGCAATATGAAACCCAGGCCGAACAACCCATTCCATCTGGCGCAGACCTCGTTGAGGGTCCGATTCTCTCGGCCGCCGCACCCGAAGCAGGAGCAGGAGCCGGCGGCGAAGCCGCGACCAGCTAAACCGGAATCCACAACTATCGAATCCAGAAAGGAACTTATTCGTATGGCAGTGACTTTAGGACAGATCGTCCAATTTCAGCCGAGAGATCCCAGCGAACCGGCGCGCGCCGCACTCGTGACGAACGTGCATGAGGACGGCACCGCGGACCTGACTATCTTTAACGGCTACACGCTAGGCACCACGGATGCAACGAAGGTGGACTTTTCTGCGAGCGCCGCCTACGGCAAAGCCTCGCCGCTAGGAGCAACACCGGAAGCAGCAGAGGAGTAATTGGCGCAGCCGTTCTATCTCGGCGATACCGTCAATTATGCACCGCGGACGGCAGAGGTTGCCACGCGGGCGGCCGTCATCATCGAGACACATAGCGACGGCACGGTCGATCTGCGCATCTTTGGCGGCTACTGCCAGAGCACGACAGATATGCAGAACGTGCCGCAGTCCGATTGGGGCGATCCCGGTACCTTCTTTTACCCTAAGGGCTCGAAAGGTGGCGACGTCCTCAAGACGCCGATGACCGCCACGGATACCACGGTGAACTTGAACAATGGCACAGGCGATGCCGCCGTCAATGACTGGCTGGAAATCGAGCAGGAATATATGGTCGTCACGGCGGTCGTCAATCTAAAGACCTTGACTGTGACACGCGGGCAAGGCGGATCGACAGCAGTCCCGCATGCGGCGGGCAGGCTGATCAAGATCGGCGTCGTGGCGCCCAGTTAGTAGTAAAAATTTATGGCAGAAGAAAGTCAAGCTACGATCTCCAACTTCGCTGAGTTCGAGGCCGCCGGCGGCAAGCTGAACGCGGCAGCGGAGCCAGCGGAGAAAGCTGCGGAACCAGTAGAAGCCGCAGCAGAAGCAACCGAAGCGCCTGCAGAGACGGAAGAGAAACCCGCCGCGGCACCAGAACAGAAACCGGCCAAGCGCAAATTATCGCTCAGTGATGAGCACGCCAGACTACTAAAAGAGGTCACTGAACTCAGACGCGAGCGGCGGGAATTGCAGCAGCCGCCTCAGCCATCCCCGCCCATTCCTGCCGCTGCGCCTGACGACAAGCCGCCTGTGCGGCCGAAGTTATCGACGTTTCAGGGATCGCTCGAAGAATACGAAAAAGAAATCGACGCCTATGACGAGAAGATGCGCCAGTACCAGGCGCAGCAGTATGAAAAGCGCGAAGTGGCGAATCGCGCGAAGGCCGAGCAAGAGCGCATCACGCAGGCTTACGGCGCCCAATTGGCGGACCACTTAAAAGCGCATCCCGATTACGACGCAGAAATTGCGCAGACGCCGATGTCGCCGCTGATGGTCGATATCGTGCTGCACGAAGGTCCGCAGCTTGGGCAAGCACTCATCGACAATAAGGAAGAAGCGCAGCGCATCTCGAATTTGCCGCGCGATTACCAGATCTTTGAGATGGGCCGCTTATCGGCAAGAGCCAATGGTCATGCTGCCGCAGTCGAAGCCGAAGCGGAAGCCGAAGCAGAGGAACGGCGGCCCGTGAAGGTGCCCGCAAAGCTCAACGCGACCGGTGGCAGTATGAAAGCGGCACCTAAAAACTTCGCACAGTGGGAAATCCAGCAACAGCAGGAAGAGATGGCCCGGCGGCAAAGATTTCGACGGTAATGATCGTGCCCGCTCAGAGCCGTTGATCTGAGCATCTTCAGTTTGAGACCACCTGTAAACGTCTCCTCTATCCGTTAAGCGATGCAGACCCGGAGACTGCGGAATGAAGTCAGTGACAATGCTGACTTTTAAGTTATTTTTCTCGAACCGCAGGAGACTCCTAACTTATGGCAAACACATGGTCTAACACGCAAGCAGTCTTGTGGAAGACACTCGCCCGTTGGAAAAACAACCTGAAATTCGCCCGCAACGTCGATCAGACGTATTCGCAGGAATTCGGCCAAATCGTCGGCTCGCACAACAAGCCGGGCCAGACGATTCAGGTGCCCAAACCGCAGCGGTTTCAGGTCTACGCACAGCAGGCCGCGGTTTTCCAAGGCATCACCAATCTCACGACGCCGCTCACCATGAGCACGCAGGCGCATGTGGCGTATCTGATCTCGAGCGCTGAGCGGTACTTAAACGCCGACCACATGTATGAACGCTATGGCAAGCCAGCCGCTGACGCATTGAGTAACTACATCGATTACCAGGCGTTCTTATTCGCCACTAACACCACGCCGAACTTTGTCGGTACGCCCGGCGGCGGAGCGCCGACGTCGAACCAAATCTACATCAACGCCGGCCCTGTGCTCGATAACTTCGATTGCCCGATGAATACCCAGGACCGCATGATGTTAGTCTCGCCGCAGATGATGGCAAATGCCGTCTATCAGGATCAAACGCTGTTCCACGCGAACCAAGAGATCGAGATGCAATACCGCACCGGCGCGGTCGGCGAAGCGCATGGTTTCCAGTGGTTCAAATCGCAGAATACGCCGACACAAACGGGGCCGACGTATGCGGGAACGCCGACCGTATCCGGCGCCGGCCAGACCGGTTCTACGCTCGCGACCACTGGCTGGACCAGCGGCACTTTGCCGCAAGGCTTCCGGTTCACCATTGGAAGCGGCGCGACAGGCGTGTTCACGGTCAATGCGCAATCCCGCCAATCGATCGGCGCATTGCAAAACTTCATCGTGACCTCCCCGGTGACCCTCGGCGCGGGCACGATCAACATCCCGGTCTATCCGCCAATGAATAGCACCGGGTCTTACCAAAACATCAGCCAGGCACCGCCAGCTGGCGCAGCGATTAACGGCTGGGTCGCAAGCGGCGTTACTGCGCCGATTGTAACCGGGCTGGCGTTTCATGAGAAGGCCTTCGCGGTCGTCTATGGAAAGCTCGACGTGCCAGATAAAGGCGTGATTGAGGCGTATGGCGACACGGACCCGGAAACCGGATGCTTCATGCGGTATATGATGTATTTAGATGGCGACAATGACAACTGGAAGGTGAGATGGGACATTCTGTTCGGTTATGGTGCTTTATACCCAGAATGGTCTGTAGTTGTTGCTAATTAGCGACAAAAGTTAAAGTAAAAGATTGCATTGTCTGGTTACACAAAACATGTAGAAAACTGAAACCGAGAGTGGTAAGATGGTAGCGAGCCGAGAAGTATTTGTGTACTCCTCGGCTCTGACCAGATACGACCGTAGGAGGGTCGCACATGGCTACCGATATTCCATCAGAAACGCGCGCAATCATCACGCGCTACGAAGCAAAAAAGCGTGGACTTGCCCATTACTTCACCGGCAAACCATGCCCACATGGACACCTGGCAGAGCGCTCGGTTACGTACAAGGAATGCATGGAGTGCAGCCGGATACGTTCGCAGAAGCGTTATTGGAACGATCCGGCGAAGGACAATGCACGTCGAAAGGCAACGCGACACGCTGATCCCGAGAAAGCAAGAGAAGCTAGCCGGAAAGCATCTGAGGCAAACCGGACAAAAAATGAGCAGAAGGTCTATGAGTACAACCGGGCTTGGAATTTAGCGCATCCGGAGACTGTTAAAGCTGCTAGGCTCCGTTGGGAGGAAAGGCACAAGCAACGGCTGCAAGACGACCCAGACTATGCGGACATTTGGAGAGAAAAGAACAAACAGAAGCAACGAAAGTTCAGAGAGAAAAAGGCAGCTCGTCCGAGACCAGACCATTGCGAGCTTTGCGGAAAACAATCCGAAGAGATCTGCTTTGATCACTGCCATCAGACCAATAGCTTTCGGGGCTGGTTATGCCACCAATGCAATCAGGCGCTCGGTTTGGCAAACGATTCGCCGGAACTCTTGCACAAGATGGCTCAGTATTTAGAGCAGCAGAAATTGGCAAATGATGAATCTCCTGATCTTTTACGGCGGATGGCGCAGTATCTCGAACAGCACAACGGAAAACTAATCGAATGATTCTCCCGGAACGGGAAGGGCGGCAGGCGCCTCGCTCCTCCGAGGCCGTACCCACATGCAGCCGGCCGCTCTCCCCGCTTCCTGAGCGATAACCACAGAGGAGTGAATTCTTATGGCAAATGAATTCAGCGGCGGACGTGTCCGCACGAGCGGTTCGACGATGCTCGCGGTGCAGGAGTTTTTTGGGACGGAGCGCCGAAACGGAGATCGGATTCAGAAGTTGAATCTCGGTCTAAGTGAGGACGACGAACTGCCGCCCTACGTCTATCAGGAATTCCCGAAGGCGCTCTACGGGCCGGACGGAGAAACGGCACTGGCGCGCAATGCCGAGGAAGAACAGGCCAAACTGCGCGAAGGCTATTTCCCGACACTCGAGGCAGCGCTCGCGGCAGAGGAAGCGGCCTCGAGTTATACGGGCGAAGAGGAAGCACCAGAAACTCCGAGCGAGCGAGCACGCCGGGCGGCACACGCACGCTGGGGCAAAAAGTAGATGCCCACTACCACTTATCTCGATCTGATCACCCAAGCCGCCCAGGAACTCAATCTCATCACGCGGCTCGGTGGCATCGAAGACGTTACGATGAGCCAGTTTTTGCTGGACCGGCTCACGATGATGGTCGATAGCTGGAACGTCAAGCCGAGTTTGGTGCCTTGGTATCAGCAGCAGGTATTCAATCTCGTTCCCGGCCAGCAGTCCTACCTGATCGGGCCGAACGCGCCGGACTGGAACGCCCCGCGGCCGATCCGGCTCGATCCGAATGCTACGAACTTATTGCTCATCAACCCGACGACCGTGAATCCGCCTATGTCGATTGGCGGCTATTATCCAGACACCATCACCGTGAACGGCATATCGCAGGGGCAGGCACCCTATCAGATCAACGTCAATAGCGCGATCGTAGGACGCTATCCTATCAGTCTTTTTGTGAATCAGGGACCGAGTTATCCCTATTCGGCAGCGACCACACCGCTGCGCATTCCGCTGAAAGTTTTGAGTGCTCAGAAATGGGCTAACATTACGCTGCCGACACTCACGATCACATTTCCGCAAGCCTGCTATCTTGACCGCTCTATAGTCGTCGGGACCAACTCAGTTACTGGGGCTGCCTACACCGCCACGCGCTTCTGGGTCTGGGGCGTGCCGACCACGGTCAACCAAATCGAACTGTTTTACTGGTACGCCCTCACGATCGGCAACCTGACCGATAACGTGAACGCCGCGCCGGGCTATTTCCGGGCCATGGTTCTGAATCTGGCGCTCGAGGTAGCGAGCTCGTTCGGCATCACGCCCTCGCCGCTCACGGTGCAGAACGCCCGCGATGCTCTGGGCAATATCCGCGAACTGAATGCACCGGACATGTCGATGGTGCAGCCGGATGCCGGCATGCCCGGCTCGCGGGCTAGCGGCTATCTAACGCGGGCGCAGTTCCTCTCCGGCGTTTTCTAACATGCCCTTAAGCGATTTACCGGGCGCGATCGGCCCGAGCTATCTCGGCACCGCGATCGAAGCGGATGCGGAGCGCTGCGTGAATCTCATCGCCGAAAAGATCGAGGCCAACGGCAAAGCGAATTTCTACTACACAAAAGTGCCAGGGCTAAGTGCGCCGGTAGTCACGCTCGGCTCGACGGGCGGCGTGCAGGCAGGCGTCTACATCAATGGCCGGCGCTTCTTCATTGTGGGTGATGCGCTCTGGGAGGTGACCGGATCCGCAACGCCGTTTTCGGCCGTGAACCGTGGCGCGGTCGGACCTCTCAGTGGGCAATATATTTACTATTCGATGGCCGTCAATATCCGCGGTAATCAACTCCTGATTGCCTCGAATAACGTCACCAGCTTATTCGATCTCACCAGCAACACGTTTACGGCGAGCGTCACGACGCCGGAAGTCTTTCTTCAGGTGGATGAATGCGACGGTTATTTTCTGGGCCTCGCCGCTAGCGGCAATTTTTACATCAGTGCCTTTCAGAACGGTGCGAGTTGGAATGCGCTGAATTTTGCCTTCGAAGAGACGCCGGATTTGACGATGGCATTCAAGGTGTGTAACCGGCGCTTGTGGATGTTCGGTTCGCAGCACATCGAGCTCTATGTCGATTCGGGCGATCCGAATTTTCCGTTTACGCGGGACCAGAGCGTTTACGTCGAAGGCGGCGCTTATCGGAATAGCCTAGTGATCGCGGATAACACCATCTTCGGGATTGCGGTCAATGCCGGCGGCGCCAGCTGGGCGTTCCGGCTCGAGGGCATTACGCCCAAACGCATCTCGACGCATGCCATCGAGACGTCCTGGCAGAAATATTCCACGGTGCGCGATATTATCCCCGTGGCCTATCAGGAGAACGGCCACACGATCCTTGTGTTCCATTTTCCGAGCGGAAACGCTAGCTGGGCGTATGACATTGCAACGGACCTCTGGAGTGAGCGCGGCGCCTGGAACAACTCAACGCAAGCATGGGATCGCGACTGGGGCGCAGTGCATATCTATGATGCCAACTTACAAATGCACTTAGTCGGTGATTACCGCAATCAGAACATCTATCAGCAATCACAGCAATATTTTGATTTCAACGGTACGCCGATTTATTGGATGCGCCGCTTTCCCGGCGTGCAGACGGATCAGACGGGTGTCCTCTATGACTTAGTGCGGCTGATCCTGCAGACAGGTGTGAGCGGCACTCTGCCGGCGACGGTCTCGCCGACGGTCACGCTGCGCAAGAGTGATGATGGCGGCTATACCTGGTCCTCCAAATATGTGCAGACGGCCAATGTGGGCATCAGCGCAAATTACAACAAGCGCGTCGAATGGACGCAGTTGGGCTGGTCAACGGATCGCATCTTCGAGATTTCGGGACATGATCCGATACCGCTCGCGATTCTGGCGTTGAAAGGTTCCGTGCGGCCGTGTTTCACGTGACACATTTATGACCATCTGGCAATATCAATCGCAAACGCCGTGGTCTCGCGAAGATGGGACACTTACTGATCAAAGCAGGCTGTGGCTGAATGCCTTATTCAAGACCGTGACCACGCACGGGAATGGGCCGGTGCAGCTGGGCGGCGACCTCGGCGGCACAAATACAGCGCCGCTCGTGATCGGCCTGCAAGGGAAACCGGTCTCGAATATCGCGCCGGCAAACCAGCAGGTGCTGACGTGGGTGGCTGCTGATGCGAAATGGGAACCGAAGCCAGTCGGCACGGTCACGAGCGTGGGTCTCACCATGCCCGCAGAGTTCGCTGTGGGCGGATCGCCCATCACTACCAGCGGCACACTCGCCGTGACAAAGGCGACCCAAGCCCCCAATCAGGTATATGCCGGGCCAACGACCGGTGCCGCCGCAGCGCCTGCCTTCCGTGCGCTCGCGCAGGCGGATATGCCCACCGGGATCGCGCCGCAAGTGAATAGCGATTGGAACGCGGCAAGCGGCGTGGCGCAGATCTTGAACAAGCCGGCCACTGTCGTCACCAGCGTAGGTCTTGCGATGCCTGCGGAGTTCACGGTGGCGGGGTCGCCCGTGACGGCAGCGGGCACCTTGACTGCCGCGAAAGCAACTCAGGCGGCGAATACCGTGTATGCGGGACCATCTACCGGAGCGGCAGCCGCGCCGACCTTTCGTGCACTCACCGCTGCGGATGTCCCGCAGGTCATTAAAGTGAACGGCACGCCAGTGGGTGTCTGAATGGCGCTCTCCTTCGAAACAACCTTCGATTACGACCTGGTGCGGCGTATCCTCACCGAGCCTTCCATCTATGAAGGCATCCGCGATGATACGGCACCAGAGCCTGAGCAGTTCCAGCCAGAGAAGAATCCGCGGCTGCATTATATCCTGGTGCGCGACAGTGGCGAGATCTTAGGTCTGTTCGTTTGCGTCTTGCATAATCTCGTTTGCTGGGAGGCGCATACTTGTCTATTGCCGCACTGCCGCGGGCGTAGAGCACTCGAGGTTTATCGCGAAGGCATGCGCTGGCTCAAAGCGCATACCAGTTGCCGCAAAGTAATCGGATCCATCCAGCCGGAAAATAAGGCGGCGCTCTGGATCAGTTTGCGCAGCGGTCTTACTAAGTTCGGAATAAATACCAAGTCCATCCTGGTTCATGGCGAGTTACGCGACCAGATACTTGTAGGTAAGGAGTTATAACGTGGGAGGCATCGCGCAGGGAATTGGCACCGGCGTTGCCGGCGTAGCGCAAGCGGCGGCTACGAAATCCGCCGCAACCACGGAAGCGAATGCGGCGCGCTACGCGGCGCAGCAGCAGTACCAGGCGGCGCAGAATGCGCTCAATCTACAGCAAAACGTCTTCAATCAACAGCAGCAGAATATCGCACCCTGGCTACAGGCTGGCACTGGGGCGCTCTCGCAACTCACGGCAGGAACGCAGCCCGGCGGCATCTTTGGGCAGCAGCAGTATCCAACGTTTCAACCCACCGGCGCCGCGCAAGCCGCCCTGCAGCCGGCGGCCTTCACTCCTACGGGCGCAGCGCTTACCGCCGTACAGCCCGGAACGTTCCAGGCACCGACGGCCGAAGAAGCCGCGGCCATGCCCGGCTATCAGTTCGCCTTCAATCAGGGTTTAGAGGCCTTGCAGCGGTCGCAGGCGGCGACCGGAATCACCGGGGGCGCTGCCGCGAAAGCCGCCGAGCAATACGGGCAGGGACTAGCCTCGACTAACTATCAGAACGCCTATAATCAAGCACTGAATACTTACACCACGAACCAAGCCGCAGCACAGAATGCCCTGGCTGCGCAGCAAGGACTGTATGGATTAGGACAAAATGTCGCGCAGCAGGCGCTCACTGGACAGACTGGAGTGTACGGCACGCAGTACGATGTCCAGCGGCAATTACTGTCTGATTACTACAATCGCCTGGCAGGACTCTCGGGCACCGGACAGACAGCGGGGCAGAACCTCGCCACGGCAGCGGGCGCCTATGGCACGGGTGCGGGCAATCTGCTCACCGGCATGGGTGCGGTCCAGGCTGGCGGGACGATGGGTGCGGCGCAGGCGGGCGCGGCGGGCACGCTCGGCCTGGGACAGGCCTTCGGAAATCTCGCGACCGGATTAGGGCAGGCTTTTGGCTCACCGACCGGACAACGAAATGCGCTCTTACAGTCCTACCAAGCGCAGCCGCAGTTGGGGTCTTCGCCGGGGTTGCCGGGCCAGGGCGTCATCAGTCCATATTCCTCGCCTATGGCCTCTCTCGGGACCACGGGCGGGATTCAGTTGCCGTCAAGCTACAACTATTACTATCCGCAATCAGTCGCGGCCACGGGCGGCGTACAGCTCGGTTTGCCGAGTTCCTCCTACAATTACGGACCAGCCGGCCCTCCGCCCGAAGGCGGGCAATACGGGTAACCCATCATGGCTCTCGATCCTTCCCTCCTGATTCCCAACACAGGCCTGCTGCAGTCGATCGCCAATCCGCCGGCGCCGCCCACCCCATTTCAGCAGCAAGAAGCCGCGCTACGCCTGCAGAGCGCCCGGACGCAGGCGCAGACCGCGCAATTGGAATTGCAGCAGCAACAGCGGGCACTCCAGGCGCAGCAGGCGCAGGATATCGCTATGCGCAATGCAATTACGATCGCGCCTGATGGTTCCACGCAGTTTAATACACAAGGAGTCTCGAAAAGCCTAAGCGATCAAGGCTTCGGTCATCTGGTTCCTGGTCTCGTCGAGACCATGAACAAAGCGAATCAAACCATTGTTGACTACAACAAAAGCAAAGCGGATTTAGCCGAGAAACAAAACGATCTTGGCGGATTCATCGCGAACGGAATCCAGCAGCACTTCACGCCAGATTCGCTCATTACGGGCGCCACCATGCTCGGCAAGCAAGGGATTCTTGATCAGGCACGGGTGAATCAGATCGTTCAGGATGTGCAAACAAATCAAAATGACCTCGCTTATTTGCATCAAACCTATGACCCGATCCTGGTTCAGTTGGCAGGTAACTCGAAGGGTGTCCAGACTATGCGCGGCACGCTTCTGCGTGGTCAGGCCCAGATGGGTGAACTGGAACGCAAGCAGAAGTCAGATGCGGCCGCCGCCTTGGCTGGAGCCACGAACGATGCCGAATTCCAACAAAAGCTAAAAGATTTGCAGACCGCCGGAACGCCTGCTTCTGCGCTCAGCGAGTGGAGCGGCAAAACGTGGTCGCCAGATCTGCAGTTCGAACTGATGACACGGGACGCCCCAGCGGCACAGCGTGCTGACATGGCGATGACTTACGCTAGAAGCCATCTGTCCAGCTTATCGGCGGCAGCCCAGCAAGGCGGCGACGCCTGGAAGCAAGCCGTCGGCCGTCTTCCCAAGGCAGTACAGCCCATCTTTTCCGGTCTACCGCCACAGCCGACAACACAAGATGTTGAGCGCGCAGTGATGACACCGGCGGAACTCATTAAGGCGAATGCACCGCCAGCTGGCGGGGAATCTGCGCAGTATATCGCGGACTATCTGCGTCGCAATCCGGGGAGGACCGTGCAGGATGCCGTGCGCCAGTATGCGATTGACAAGCAAGAGCCACAGCGTCCGCCGCAAGTCATCATGATGGTGCCGAATCAGCAAGGAGGCGCCACGGCCACCGTAGTGCGTCCAGGTACGACAGTCGCTCCCGGCGCAGTCACGGCAGCAGGCTACAACGCGCTGAATCTACCGACCTCTTCCACACGAACCATGATCGAAGCGGCGCCGGGAGTGCTCAATCTGGCCAATCGAATCGATAAAGAAATCGACCAGCAGAAAGCCAGCCTCGGCCCTGCCGCCAGCCGCTGGAACGAATTTATGACCCGCAAGGTCGGCGCGCCGAATCCGGAATTTACCAAACTCGTGACAGACACGGATCTGCTGACGACGCTGTTGATGCGCATGCATGTTGGAGCGCGTGGCGGCGAAGGAATGATGCAGCACTTCCAGAATCTACTCGCCACCGGCAAGCAATCGCCAGAAAACCTCAAGGCGGCACTCCAAGAGATCCGCCAGTACACACAGGACCGGATCAGTGAAGGGGCTAGCGTGGGAGCCATACGATCCGGAGGAGGGGCGGCGCCATCACCCAGCACGCGGCCACCACTGACCGAAATCTTCAAATAAATGGCTGATGATCTAACAAGCCAAATCCAACAAGCCCGAAGCGCTGGCTATTCGGATGACGATATCGCCGCGTTCCTGGCACAGAAGCGCCCCGACTTGGCTCCCAAAATCACAACGGCGCGCAGCCACGGCTACAATTCCGGCGAGATCATCGCTTTTCTAAGCAATGCACCGACTACTTCTCCCGTACAGCCTACTGAATTCGAGCAAATGCTCAACACGGCACCACAAGGCGTGAGTGGGCCGCTGGCGCTTGCTTACGGTGTCGGCACCGGTGCGATCAAAGGCACATTGTCCACAGGCGAGAGCATTGAAGATATCATCCGCCGCCAGAGTGGACAACCAGAGACACTCACGCCGGAGCAGCGCCAGTGGCGTACTGTGCCCAGCATTCCCGGCCAAGGCACCGGAAAATTCCTCGAGCAGACGGCCGAATTTGTGGCCCCAAGTACTCTCGTCGGTGCGGGAATGGAGCGTCTGGGACTGCCGGTAGCGGCTCGCATGGCGGGGCAGTCCGCCATCGGCGGACTCGTCAGCGGTGCGCAATCCGGCGGCGATCCAACGAGTATGCTCATCGGCGCCGGCCTAGGCGGCTTCGGCGAAGGCGCGGGCGCGACAATCGGCAGAATCCGAGCACTTGCGAATGCTCCGCTAGTGGCGAATCTCGCCAATTACCGCGATGCGTTTGCGGCTGTGCCGACTCAACTGCGCACCGTGACGGAAGCGATGCCCACGCTGCAGAAGTACGGCATTGCTCCTGAGAAGTCGTTAGTGGAAATGCAGACCGCACTGAAGCCGCAGATTCAGCAATTGGGCGATCAGTTGGATGCACTCGAAAAGGGTGGCGTGGGCGATAAGACCATGCCGGCAAAAGATGTACTCCAAAACCTAGACCAGCTGCGGGCGCGTTACGTGACCTCGACCGGGCAGATTCCAGCGGAGAACGAAGGCATCGTCAAGACGATCACCAAGCAGATGCAAGATGTAAGAAACGAGACGGACGCCAACGGAAATATCAGCTATCGAGACCTACGCACGTTCCGCGATTCCATGAATCGGAAGACGAATTGGCTGAACCCGGACCAGGACATTTACAACAGCTTGGGGAACATCTTCCGCGGCGGCATGGAACAGGTCGAGCCTGGCGTAGCAGAGTTAAATCGGGACTATTCGCGCCTAGCACGACTTGATGCCATTGCAGACAAAAACACTGAAATGGGCCGTGGTAGCCTGCCGGCGCGCTTTCAGCAGCAAATAGAGAAAGCGACAGCGCCAATCGTGGGGCAGCAGATGGGTGCTGAACTAGGAGGTCTGGTGCCTCTTCCAGGCGCGCGCTTTGCGGGCGGAGTCATCGGCAGGTATGCTTATCCCAAGCTCAGCGTGCCGGTCTACACGGCCTTGAAGAACGCAGCCGATCAAGGTCTTTTAGACCGAATGACCGAACCGTGGAAACGAGGGTTGCAGAGCGCTCTGCAAATGGGCGACGACATCGGTGTGCTGCGACTACTGAAAGCAGCCCCTATCAGCGTGCCTTCGACTTTAGTGGCGCAAACGCGGCGACAAGCACCCTGATCACGAAGGCAGCCAAGGCCGGACCAACGGATGGATGGGCGGCTAAGAAATTTCTCATCAATACTTCCTCATGCGGGAGCCGAACGCAACATAACGATAGATCACCCGAACCACCAGCCCTGCAAGAAGCGGTGCGATGGCGAACCAGAAAACTGGATACGAACTTCCCGGCGTGCTCCACTGCGATAAAAAGCAAACGGCCGCGAACCAGATCAGCGACAGCACAAACCACAATCTCGTCAGCATGTTTATCTCAAATTCTCCGGCGGGATGCGGTCGATGAGCGAACGGATAGCTGCAACTAGATCGTCAATGCGCTCGCATTGCTTGTCGATCCGCAAGCCGCGCTCAGCTTCCGTCTTCACGAATTCGTCAAAGCGCTTGCCCTGTTCCTTCATGGCCTCGCGCAGATCGTCCATATGGCCCTGCGTGAGCACCTGCCAGGTCCGCATGGCTTTAAATTCCGCTTCGTGATGTTCGATCATCCTGAGCATGATGCGCTCGATCTTGTCGAGGCGCGTCCCGTTCGGATCGTTGTCCATATTTGATTAAACCCGTTTCGTTCTAGCAATCCCTTCCCAAAAACACCTGAAACATCGAGGAAAAACGCCGTATGAATCCGATCACCGTAAACGGCCAGGACGCAGCAGTGACACCGCTTGCCGGTGCCGCCGTGAATTACAACCAGACACCAGGGCACTCGTTTAAGGAGCTTCTATGAGTACCGTTAATTTCAACGACACCACGCCCGCCGCGCCGACCTATGTGGCAAATGTCAAATTTCAATCGGACGCGAGCGGCAACATCAGCGCTTACTATCCGGGCGCGCTTTGGCAGAACTGGACGCTCAGCGTCATTCCCGGCGGCAGCATGACTATTACTACGGGGCCGACCGTCGATTACGCCAAATGGGTGCAGGAAGGGCATTCGCTGCGCTTGCTGCTGCGCTTCGCGGCCACCTTCGGCGGCACTGCCAACAGCGCCATTTTTCTCGGCTTCCCGGCATTCGTGCCGAGCGACAACTTCATCTATACGGGCTATGGCTTTTTCAGCAGCACGGGCGCGGGTGCGGGCCCGCTTATGGTACAGATGCAGCAAGGAGTCGGCTTCACCGTGAATCTTACGACTGGGAGCAACTATACTTTGGGCACGTCCTATACCTTCACCGTGGGCGGCAATTATCCGGTTTAGCGGCATCAGTGTGCTTTCAGGCGCAGTTCGAGCGCCACCTCGACCGTTGCGCCGCTGCGATGGGCGGTAAAGGAACGCCACGCATGTTCGAGCTTCCGGCAAGTCTCCGCGACAGCCGCATCGAATGCCGCTTGGTCTTTCGGCAGCGTGATCGTCCATTCCTGTTTTATGTCAAATTGGGCTTCAAGCGAGATCGGGTGGATGTTCGTATAGTCCGTGCTCACGGCTTCTTCCTTTCCACATCGGTGATGCGCTTGTCCTGCTCCTGCTGGATCTTGTTCCATTCCTTTAGATCCTTGTTAACTTGAATGAGCTTGCCAATCTGCTCATTATTCGACTCGCTGCTTTTAAGCAGGAATTCCAATCGTTCATCTATGGTCATGTCAGGACTTCTTTTTCTTTGCGGGACTATTGGCGCGCGCGATCCGCAACAAGTGCATTCGTGCCCAAGCCGAGAGCGACAGACTTTCCTGGTCAGCCAGTTCGGTCAAGACAGCTTTGTCCTCAGCGCCGATGCGCACTTTTAGCAAATCCTCCTTAATCGTCGTCAGTTGCCGATTGACTAAGTCACAACCGCAATTTAAATAGTGTCTGATCCATTTCGCTTCGGCTTCGAAAGGAGTTTCATCTATGAAAACGTTTTGTATTAGCCGCATAGTAATGTCCCATCCGAACTTCACGCGATGAGTGCGGAGACGCTCGGGAGGATTGGTCGTTTGGCCAACATAAAAGATCTCTTTTTCAGCATCAAGCAAAACATAAATTGCATATCGCGGCTTAAGCCAATTTACTTCTGATCTGTCGCTTTCCGCTTTTTCCTGGGAGCTTGGGCGGCTCGTCTCGCCCGTTCCGTCCGCTGTTCCGGTGTCAAGTTCTCCCAGGCCTTCGCGCCACCCTTCTTGCCCCCCTTGGAACCCTGTTTCTTGAAGAACTCCAAGACCTCGGGCGGCATGCTCATTTTCTTCTTCGCCATTGATAGATAGCATAACCCTCTCTTGTACATAGTACCTCATGCAAAATAAATTTGCAAGACCCCCTTGCGTTCAAGACGGGGTCTTGCTAGGATTGAGTCATGAAGAAATTAATCCTATGTGCCGCACTGCTAGCCGCCACGGCTTTTGGCTATTACGAGGTCCACTGCGTTTATCACGATTACGCTTACTGTTCCCCTACCGGCCAGTACAAATTTGTGGGCATCCATCAGTTTCAGAAGTATCACTGCACTTGCGGCGATGATGTTTGGGTGCGCGAGTACTAAGGAGATGGCGATGGCACACAAATACTGCTCTTTCGGACGCCCCACTGACTGTGACGGCGAAATGCTCGAATGCGTCCGCTGCGGCGATGAGGTTTGTGAGCTGCACATAGATGCTGATCTGTGCCTGGCGTGCCAGATCGAGCGCACTAGAGAAGAGAGGGCGCGCGAAGTCGGCGGCATCCTGACGCGCAAGCAGTGGGATCTGTTCTGCGGCGCCATCTCGATCGCCCGGACGCTAACCAACTCCAAGATCGTAGACTGCAAGGTCGCCAACTGGCCCGCCACGATGTACGAACAGTGGGCCGTTGAAGTGGAGGCAGCTCGTGAAGCGCTGATCGCCATCAACCAGCGGGAGGCGGCATAATGAGCCGTCTCTATCAAGAGTGCCCTGAGCTGTTTCCGTGGGTCGAGGAAACGGCGCGCCAGATCGAGATCGACTACAACCCGGATTTCCAGAGCTTCTTTCGCGAGCAGGAACGATTGCAGCAGCAATGCACGTGCAAGTATGACGGCGGCTACGGCGACGACGGCCGCGAATACCGCCGCACGCCGAAGTACGGCTGCCCGACGCACCGCGTCGAGGATTGGGAAAACGGCGTGCTGTTCTGCCCGAACTGCGCGAAGGACGCCAGCTTCACGGAGCATGAAACGGATACCGAAACCTGGCTGACGTGCGACCGCTGCGGCAAGCAGACCGACGATGCCGAGATCGAAAAAGCAAACAAGATAGAGGAAAATAAAAGTGAGTAGTACCGCACTGCAACCCATGCCCGAGACGCACGTCGTCGCCTTCAGCCGCGATCAGATCGAACTGCTGAAAACGACCGTCTGCCGCGGTTCGACCGACGACGAATTTAAATTGTTTTTGCAGGTCTGCAAGGCGAAACGCTTGGATCCGTTCTCCCGGCAGATTTACGCCATCAAGCGCTCGGGCGTCATGACCCATCAGACGTCCATCGACGGATTCCGGGTGCTTGCGGAACGCAGCGGCAAATATGCCGGACAAAGCGCGCCCCAGTGGTGCGGCGCCGATGGCGCCTGGAAGGACGCCTGGCTTTCGGACAAGCCTCCGGCGGCCTGCAAGCTGTCTGTTTACCGGCACGATTTCGCGCAGCCACTGACGCGCGTGGTGCGCTACAGCGAATACGTAGTGCCCAATAATCCGGTATGGCAAAAGATGCCCGCCGCGCAACTTTTAAAATGCGCTGAATCGCTGTGCCTGCGCGCCGCCTTTCCGGAAGAACTCAGCGGACTCTATTCCGCCGATGAAATGGAGCAGGCCGACAATCCACCGGATAGCGGCACGCCGAAGAAGCGGACGATGGCCGCTATGCGCCGGGTGCCGCAACCCGAACCAATGCAGCCCTCCGACCCGATTGAGGTGACACCGATCCGCGAATCGGAGCCCGAACCTCCGGTGACAGAAGAGACAGCCGGCGCGTATCGCGTACCGGGCGAATTGGAACTCAAAAACGGCCTACGCGAAGGATTAGAGACATTGCCCAAGATTTATAAGGCATGGGCGGATCTGGAGCAGGACTATAGGCGTGCCGGCTGCGAAGGCATGTTTGCCGAAATCCGGACGCGCTTCTGGCCGGATCAGCCGGGCACCCGTACCGTGGCCCGTCTGCGCGGCGCAGTCATCATCGCCCAGCGCTGGAAGGATGATCATCTCGACTTTTGGCTCCAGCAGCCGGCGGAGGCCGAGTAGTGGAGCAATATATCGGCAATGCCGTCGTCGGGATTATCCTGCTGGTGCTCGGGTTCCTGCTCAATCAGGTCATACAGCAGCAATTCACCCAAATGAACTCCCGCTTCGACTGCCTGGAAAACGAGCTCAAGTCCATCCGCGACATGCTGACCGGCAAAATCATCGATCATACCGACCGGTTGGTGCGGCTTGAAGAAAAGGACAAAAAGTAGTGCCGGAACAAGCTACACTCGAGGAACGCGCGCCGGCCAAAGTCGAGGGTGAGCTCTCGATCACCCTCTCCGAAATGCTGGGCCTGCTCGGCCTGTGCGAAGAAACCGAAGACGCCGAGGCCGTCGCACGCCTGGAGCACCACGTCGAAGAGAATGTTCGCCTGGCCATCGCCGATAAGCTGCGCAAATACCAGAAATTCTTTTCCTTTTGCGAGGCGCAGGCGGGGGAATGTGGTGCCGAAATCGACCGTCTGCGTGCTCGCAAAAGGGCACTCGAAGGGGCCAAAGACCGGCTGCGGAAATATCTGGCTCACGCCATGGAAATCCATCAGGTCAAACGGCTGGATGCCGGCACGGTGGTCTTCTCGCTGCGCGCGGGCGCGCGTTCGTTACAAATCAATGACGAAGAATTAATCCCGTTCGAGTACAAAACCGAGCGGATTGTCGTGGATCTCGATAAAGCAGCCCTGAAGCGCGCGCTCGAGGCCGGCGAGGTGATCGACGGCGCCGAGCTGGTCGTCGGCGATCCGTTTGTCGTAGTCAAGTGAGTTAACGTCTGCCTTTGGGCAATTCCGGCAATTGCCAGATATCCGCTAAGAGATCCAAAGCATAACGCGTTTTGCCGGGTTGCCGTAGGTGGCGGATCAGCGCGTGCGTCCAAGCCCATTCGAACTCATCGCGCGGATCTTCGTGATGTACTTCTCTTGGCGGTGGCTTTTCCTGGCCCTTCAATTGCCGCGCCAGTTTTTCGCGGAAGGCGGCAATGGCCCATCTGTTCATGGAGCCGACAGTGCGGCCAGCCGCCAGCACCAGAGCATGCAGCTCTGGATCGGGACGCACCATGATCGCGGCTTTCTTTTGGGCCACCCGTTCCCCTGAGGACATACTGCCCAATCGATAGCAATGACTGCAAGCTTACAGTGGTCTAGTACTGTAGATGCTAGCTTAGTGTTTTCGATTTAGGCCGTTAATTACTGGTCATATATAATCTGCGGGTTTACAAAAAATCTTTGGGACTACGCCGAAATTGCGCTTGACACACTTCCGCGCCGACTGCAAAATCGTATACGTCCTTGCGAGATCTACTACTGCTAGTACTCGCCAGGACGGGCATCGCTCCCCGTTGCCGATGCTTTGTATTTTCCAGGTGCAGGTGAAGTATGTCCGTAGTGTGTCCGTCTGTGTTGACTGAATCCACGCGGCGGTTCGAAATCAGCGAGCCAGAACTGCTCGAAGCCGTTCGCACGCAGAACCGCCTGCAGGATACCGCCAAAACACTCCGCGATTTAATTCTGCTCCTGATCGCAGACGTTTCGGATCCCCAGCTCTCGCCGCTGCGATTGGCCGATGTCTGGGACGAATTCTCCGAACTCGAGCGCCAGCTCGACACGCAGTGCGAACGATTGATCCGGATCACGCAGCGACCGTCATGACAGTGGAATTTATTTGCTATCTCGCGATGGTGCTGCTGGCGGTGGTGGGACTGAGCTTATTATTCGGGCCGCGCTGGAGAGGCTGAAATTTTGAATTACCAGGAATCGCATGAACAGCGGGAACTTTTGCGGCGCATCCTTGCGGTGCTGGAACAGATCCGCGATGGGCAACCATTGCAGCGGAAACCTCCTCAGCGGCTGCTCGCACGCCAGGAAGCGGCTGAATATCTGCATTGCTCGGAAGGCACCATCGACAATCTGGTCACGCAGGGCAAGCTGCATCCGACGCGCTTCACGCGCTTTCCGCTGTTCGACATCCAGGAGTTGGACCGGCTCATCGAAGAAAGTAAACTGGCCAGTTAAACTAGTCGGGAGGCCGCACCGCGATCTGATCCATCGCGGGAAAGGTTTCATCTCGTCGCCTGCGCGGCCTCCTAAATTTTGACGAGAACAGGAGACGAGAATGAGCAAACCCAAGCGCTCTTACGGCAAGGGCAGCGTGCGCGAGCGTCGACCGGGACATTGGCAACTGCGTTATGACGGTCAATCCAAAATGGCCGCCGTCCGCACGCAACGGCAGGCGGAAGACGAACTGGCCAAATGGAAGACGGAAATGGATGATACGCCCCCACTCAGTCTCAGCATGAATGATCTCTTCGATGACTACCGCGCCGAATACCTCCGGAAACAGAACACGGATATTGAGCATGTCGATCATCGGTTGAAACATCTGCGGCCTGCGATTGGCGGTATGGATCCGCGGCTGTTCAAACAGCGGGATATGGACCGTTACGCCGCCGCGCGCCTACAGGAATTGACGCATCTGGGAACGCTGACCAGCGTCAGCACGATCAATCGCGAGATTGCCGTCGTTTCCGCCTCGATGCGATTAGCCGCGGAGGAATTGCACCGCATCGTGCGCTTCAAGAAGTATCCCGAGGAGAAGTTTATCCGCCAGGGCCTCGTCTCGCCGGAACTCTACCGCCAGATGCTCTACGAGCTCGCCGATCACGTGAAGCCGTTTTGGGTACTTTCCTATTACACTGGCGTCCGCAAGGGAGAGCTACTTCTGTTGCGCTGGGACTGGCTGGATTGGGAACAATGGCTGATCCGCGTGCCGCCCTTCTTTCAGGGCGAGCGCATCACCAAGAACGGCAAGCCGCATCTGATTCTGCTCTACTGCGCCGAAATGCGCGAAACCATCAAGTTCGCCTGGCAGCGGCGCGATCCGGCGAATCCCTGCCTGTTTCAACGTAACGGCGAATGCGTCAAAAGCTTCCGCACGGCGTTTGAGGAAGCCCGTCGGCGCTGCAGCCAGCCAGACCTGATTTTCCACGATCTGCGCCGCACGGCCGCCCGCAATATGCGCCGCCACGGGATCTCCGAAGAGGTGGCGATGAAGATCGGCGGCTGGTGTACGCCCGCCATTTTCCGCCGCTACCGCATTCTGGACGAAATGGAGCTGGTCGAAGCCGGCCAGCACCTGGCGCGCGTCATCGACGGGAGTGCAGAAAAATATTTGTCAACAACATTTGGCCCAGAGTTGGCCCGAGACGAGCCATCCCATCCTTCAGGGCCCGATTTAAGTAATGAACCCAAGCTAAAGCAATGAAAGGATTTGTTCTGGTGCCGAAGGAGGGAGTTGAACCCTCATGTTTCGCTTGAAACGCGGGATTTTGAGTCCCGTGCAGGTGCTTCTCGGTGTGTCTCGGTGGGACTAAATAATTGAAAATTCATACAACGCATCCTACCGAGCAGCACCGAATCATACCGAGCCACAAACAACATTGGGCCCAGAGTTGGCCCGCGCGCGCTTGACCCTCTGCGCCTTCGGCATTACAACAAGACTTCGATATTATGCCGGAAGTTGTAGCAGCCACCACACGCGAGAGAACCAAGATAGCCGAGCGAGCCACGCGAACTGAGAGGACCAAAACTCCGGAGCGAGCCACCTCAAAAGAGAGCACCACGGGAAATGAGCGTACGAATGGCCGCATCAACGCCAAACGTAAGGGGAGCCGCGCGGAGCACCGCTCCATCAGGCTCCTCGAATCCTTAGGTTATTCCTGTACGCGCGCCGCCGGCTCACTCGGCGCTTGGGACGTGATCGGCGTCGGTTCCACCGATTTCGTCCTAGTGCAAGTCAAAAGTAACGATCCTCCTGGACCGGCTGAGCGAGAATCCCTGCGCAATTTCGTCGCACCGCCCAACGCCAAAAAGCTCATTCACATCTGGAAGGATCGCCAGCGCACTCCCGACGTTAGAGAACTCGGAGTCTGATTATGCCCAATCGAGTCATTCGCCAAGGAATTCTCACCAGTTCTCGCGTCAATGCGTTGTCTCTGGGAGCTGAGTTGTTTTACCGGCGCCTCATGAGCGTGGTCGATGACTACGGTCGCCACGAGGCAGATCTCTCGCTGCTGCGCGCTGCCGTATTCCCGCGCCGTCTACACGAGGTCACTGAGGTGCAAATCAAGCAGTGGCTGCAGGAATGCACCACGGGTGATCGGCCGCTGATTACTTTGTATTACGTCGCCACAGAAAACTACCTCGTTATCAACAACTTCAATCAGCGGCTGCGCAGCATGAAAAGCCGCTGCCCGTCCCCTGACAGCCCTCTGCCCGCCCATGGACAGCCGAATGGCGGTCACGTGCCTGTCAGCGGGCAGGCAGCCGACAGTCAGACGTCCCCCCCGCGCGCGGAAACCGAATCTGAATCCGAATCTGAAACGAATCGAATAACCCCCCCCTTGCCCCCCCCTTGCGAAAAGGGGGGGGAACAGGCAAATAGGCCAACCGCTACCTCGATCCGCTCTCCGCGAAAGCGTGCCGGTCCGGTCGACTTCGTGGAACTCCGTAAACAAAACGCCAGAAAAGAATTCACCCGCCGAATGCTGGAGGACCTGGAAGATGAACAACGAAAAATTCACGGATCGTGATCTCGAAAAAGCTTGCGAGGATTTGGCGCTCCTGCGCTATTGGACCCCCGATATGCCTGCCCCCGTGATGCATTTCCTTGCGCAAATCTGCCCACATCGCCAAGCCCTTCAGTGGCTCGTCGCCGAATTGGTCAACCGCATCGGCTACTGGCCCGGCTCCGCCGAAGTCCGCGGCCTACTCTGCACCCGCTATAACGCCGCCGACGGCATCGACCAGTGGTGCAGTCTGCCGGGCTATCGCGCTGAAGACTGCGAGGCCCGCTATCTCGAACGCCATGAACAGCGCAAAGCACAGGAGAAAGCCGGCGGCTATGTCGGCGATGAAGTGCAGCGCAAAATCCGCGAAATAGCCGAACGGAAGAAACTCCCGCCCGGCAAGGAACCTGGATCTAGTAGTGGCGGCTCACAAGCGGTGAACTGAGATGGCGACCCATCAACGTTCGCTACCCTTCGACGAGCCCACCACCCCCGCGAAAATCGGCTGGGCCGAGATTGTGGCGGCCGCGCCCGACAAGCCGTTTCACCGCGGCCTGCTGCTCGAGACGGCGCTGCGCCAGTTGCACCGCGAAGGCAAGCCGCACGATGCCAACGAGTGTCCCGAGTGCCGGAAGCAGAAAGCGGAGCTCGCCGGATGACCGCGCAAACGGTCCTGCTCGCCCTGCTCGCGCGCCATCCGCTGACCCGCTGGCAGGTCTGGCTGAAGCTGCACCGCTACAACGACGCGAATGGAATCGCCCGCAGCCTGCCGGCGCGCGACGTGATCGCCGCGATCGACGAAGCGATTCAGCAGCGGCTGGTGTACGAGCACGAGGGCGAGCTGCACTTGTGCGTATCGCCGGCGATCCGGAGAAGCGCATGACGGCGCTCGTTCTCTCCGAGTTCGGCTTGGCGGTGCTGGTCTTCGTGGCGATCGGCTTTGCGATTCTGGCGTGGATCGCCTGGACGGAGCGCAAGCGATGACGACGCACTGGTCGACACTCGACATCACGGCGCTGGTGGCTGGCTGGTTGGCTATCGGCATTCTGGCGTGGATTGCCTGTTGGATCGAGCGCAAGCGATGACGAACGAACTGCGCGGAATCCTGAAAGCGGCTCGCCGCGATGGCGCGGTGTTACATGGAACGTGTTGGGGCATGCGGCGCAATGGAGCGCCGTGGCGGTATCGGCTGGTATTGCAGGATCGCGCACAACAGCGGCTATGGTCACGATCGATGGACTGGCCGGAGTATCTTGAGGCGGTCAGCTACTGGATGAGCCTTGAGCACAGGAGAAAAGCGGCGTGACCTTCGGCAGCCTCTTCAGCGGTATTGGCGGCCTCGATCTCGGGCTCAAACGCGCTGGCTTCGAGTGCCGCTGGCAGGTCGAGATCGATGAGTTCTGTAGAAAACTACTGAGCAAGCATTGGCCCGAGGTGCCGAAATATGGCGACATCACGAAATGTTATGGCACTGAAGATTTACGCGGATCGTGCCGCACGGACAAGCCCAAGCTTGGATGGGACGAAAGGATGAATGGAAAACTAAGAAAGCTCACGTCGGAACAAGCCGAAAATGCAGTATGCCTTTACAATTTGGGACTGTCTTTGCAGCACATCGCCGACTTCTACGAAATATCTCGCCAGGCAATGTGGGATTTGTTGCGGCGACGCACGAAGATGCGCTCTCAACAGCGATATGGCGCAGAGAATCATTTTTACCGCTCTGGAAAAACTGCAGATGATCATGCTCAAAACCTGATTGAGGAAGCGGTCGAAAAAGGACTGATAAAGCGCAAGATGATATGTGAAACATGCGGCGATGAACCGGCAAAATTCAAAGACGGCAGAACGGGCATACAAGCCCATCATTGCGACTACAACAAGCCATTGGAGGTGATGTGGCTATGCCAGAAATGCCATCACGAATGGCACAAGACGAATCGGGCAATCCCCAAGGAGGTGCGACAGGAACTCACGGCGGCAGATATGCTCGCTGGCGGGTTCCCGTAGGACGTGCCAGGACCTCTCGCAAGCCGGAAAGCAGCAGGGATTCCATCATGACGACGGCACGCTCACTCGCAGCGGCTTGTGGTTTGAATTCGCCCGCCTTGTTGGGGAGCTTCGACCGCGATTCGTTCTTGCTGAGAACGTCCCAGGGCTGCTTGTTCCAGGCGGAATATCCCGAGTGGTCGGAGAGCTGGCCCGACTTGGGTATGTGGGATGCTGGCGCTGTCTACGAGCTTCGGAGTTCGGAGCCAACCATCTCCGCAAGCGGGTCTTCGTTGTGGCCCACCGCGCAGACGACGGATGCAGCTTCGGCGGCGCGGCACACCACGCAAACGGGTATCATGCATCCGGGTACGACACTGACGGACGCGATCCGGATGTGGGCTATGCCGCAAGCGCACGACCAGCATGCGGGGAATCCCGAGAGAGTGAACCGTTTCGGAACGGAGCACGGCGGACGGAACTTGGCGGACGACGTGACGCCGTGGAAGACGCCGCACGGCATGAGCAACCGGGATGCGAAGGGGAAAGTGGGCGGCTGCGGCGGCGGGGAGTTCGGGAAGCAGGCGAACCACTGGCCGACGCCCGATGTGCCGAACGGCGGCAGGACGCTCTCGCCCGAAGTGATTTGGCCGACGCCTTCGGCGCGCGACTGGAAATCGGAAACGGGCCTGGAGAATCGCACCGAACAGCATGCGCCGAACCTGAGCCAGTACGTTTACCTCACTTCGCTCCCGGACCCAGCGATCCCAGATGGCCCTGGATCCTGCGGGAGCGGCCCGACCTCGCACCGGCGCTTGAACCCGCGCTTCGTGGAGTGGCTGATGGGACTCCCGATTGGCTGGAGCGAACTCTGAGCAACCGCACGAAGCGCCTGTCGCGATTAGGCAACGCGGTGGTGCCGGATTGCGCTCAGTTCATGGGCGAGGCGATTGTGCGGTTTCTGGAGGACGCGTGAACGAAGACGAACGGTTGAAAGCTTTCGCCAAGCGCTATCGGCTCAAAGTACGGGAGGACGAATGCGGCGACGCGATTATTCCGGGACGGTTTCGCGGCGCGGATAACGGACGGCACCTGTACTTCGCAGGCGAGGAGTTATGCCTGATGGTCGTCGACGGCCTTGTTACGAAGCGAACCCGTTGGGAATCATTAGGTGCGCGCAAGTTATGGCTAGGGACGATCTCCGTTGGCATGCTGAACGCGAAGATGCGAAACGAGAAGGTGCAGGACGTAAAGGTCGAAGGCATTCCGGAGGCGAGTTACAAGCTAGCGATCCGGCTGGCCGGCTGCAAAGCCAAGCAGACACTTTCGCCGAAACAGCTGGAACGCAATCGGCGAGGTCTTGAGAAATTGCACGGAGACGCTTACAAGCCGGGTTCCGACGAGCGCGAATCGACGATCGGAGAGTAAGTGACCCCTAACTACCACCCCGGACTTTTCCACAGCCTTTGTAGGCTTAAAACTGCGTTTTTGCTGAACGGAGACGCGATGACTTAGCGGCACTTACTCGAGTTTCGGACTTCAGCGACTAGCTCATAAGTCGCTATGCTATTCGGAGGAATATTGTGTCTCGCGGGCGGAGTAACTTGCGCCGTTCGCAACTTACTCACCACTTACACACTTAGGAGACTACTATGTTAGCTTTGATTATTCCCATGAGCGGCGGCGAGCAATTGCCGATACCGCCCTATCCGCCCATTGCCGGCTACCCCGGCGGAGGACCTGTGTACCCGCCCATTGGAGCTTTCCCGCCCGGTCCGCCGGTTTATCCCGGAGGCGGCCCGGTTTACCCGCCCGTGGGTGTGCCGCCGGGACCTCCACTCTATCCGGGTGGTGGACCGGTCTATCCACCGATTGGTGTCCCGCCTGGCTATCCGGTCTATCCTGGGGGCGGACCCATCTATCCCCCGATAGGAGCGTTCCCGCCGGGACCGCCCGTGCATGTGGGAGGGGGACCAGTGTTTCCGCAACCGCCGCCGCCCACGAAGCCCGAACAAACTCCCGGCATTCCGGTAGGAGACACCGGATGGACGCTGCAATTTATCCGCGGCTACGGCTGGGTCTTGATTCCGCCGGAGGAACCGCCGCCCGCCGCTGGGCCGAAGAAATAACACCTGTGCGGGTCGTGGGAAAATACTACTGATGACCGATGCCGAAATCCAGCAGGCGTTTCAGCTGGTGCTGGAAATTCAGCAAACCATGACCCGCAACATGCAGGCCTTCCAGGAGAGTTTCCAGAAGCAACTAACACTCAACGACGGCATGCTCGAGCGGCACGCGCGCACAGAAGCGGAATTGACGGCGCTGCGGGAATTAATCGAGACCTATATCCGCGGACTCCGCAATGGCGGCGCGAGTTGACGTAAAGGTGATGGCTCCGGTATGTTGAACTTCTCGCGTACTTCGTCAGCCGTTAGCGGCCTGCAGCCACACTGATGGCTTGGTTCAGCTAGTTCTGACCAGCAGTGTTCACCATCCCAGTAGGGACAATCGATGCTGATTGTTCTCTCAGGGGGCATTTCTCTTGTCCCATTCGTTCACGGCTTTGTTTGCTGCCTGTAGCCTAGCCTCGCAGAGCGGGCAAACAAACTGCGGTTTCTGCATGCTGACTTCCCAAGTCTGGTCATCCCAATCTTTGCCGCAGAACGCTATACGTGATCCGGCAGGATAGAAATGAGAGTCGCCAAACCAGTGCGTGACCCAGAGATCTGTAGCCCTCGGGTCCGGTTTTTTGATGCTGATCTTTTCTTCAGGGGGCATTTCTCAATCATCGGTCAGCGGTGATGTTCCGCCACATGAAGTTTGAGCGCGTTTTCAAAACGTTCGCCCAAGATGTCGATTTTCTTGTCCAGGGCATCGATCTTGGCGGAAACATTGATTTCCAATAGTTCGATGCGTTTGCTGAGGGTTGCTTCCAGTGTTTTCATTTCGGCGCGTAGCGTTTCTTTGGCTTCGTTGATACGGCTATTGCTATAAATCAGCGAGGAAATCGGGATGATGATAGCAAGGCAAGCGGTGAGCAATTGCGCATCTGTCAGTTGCATGCTTTCAGTCTAAAGTGTCTGTTTCGGCGAAATTCCCTAGCCGTCCCAGTACCTTTGCGTGTATAGTATTGGTAATTTGCGGCGATCGCGAGCCGCGTTACCAACTCTGCGCGGTTTTACCGCTGGAAAAGCTTCCAGCCTCCCACCTGGGCCGCATGCCCGAATCGTCTCTAAAATCCAGTCGGATCGCCATTCTCAATCCATTGCCGGGTGCGGCCCGTTCGCTCGGTTATGAGCATGCCAGACGCTATGTCAAGCAAGGGCGGGCGCAATGGGTGAACCGGGACGCTATCCGTTTCCTGCCGGAACATCACCGCCATCAGAGCGCGGAGCGTCTACTGCGCCAGCAGACCGCAGCCGGCTACGATGCGCGCGGCCTACTCACCATAGAGGAAATCAAACAAGTACCCGTAACGGGGGAAGCGGCGTTATTGCTGGTGAGACGAAGTGCAGTGCAGCGCTAAATCCTCGCGCACGGGGAAGCCGTGCAAACGGCACGCCATCCCCGGCGGCACCGTGTGCCGGGTCCATGGCGGGAGTGCCCCGCAGGTGAAACAGAAGGCCGCCGAGCGCATTGCCTTTCTGAAGTGGAAAGCGCTCGAGCGGGTCGAATACTATATCGATCGGCCGAGCCAGTATCCGGTGCAGTCGTTTGCAGCCGCGAAAGACATTCTGGACCGCGATCCGGAAACGAGCGCCGTGCATAAGATCGAGGACGTGACGCCGGCTGACCGGATGACGCAGGACGAGCGGATGGCACGGATTCGGCAACTGGAAAAACAGCTGGGCAGGACGGAGCAGGTGCAGTGACGGCGCAAGCGCAAAACGCCGCGCTCGCCGAAGAGTACGAGGAACTGCTCACTGCTGAGTGTAAATACCGCGAGCGCACGAAGATCGCACGCTATTACCCCGATTCCGGGCCGTACCGCCGCGAACTCTATCCCAAGCATCTGCGCTTTTTCGCGCTCGGCAAAGAGTATCGGGAACGCATGTTGATGGCCGCAAATCGCGTGGGAAAATCAACCGTCGGCTGCTACGAAACCACCGTGCACGCCACGGGGCGTTATCCGGACTGGTGGGAAGGGAAGCGCTTCGAGCATCCGATTTCTTGTATCGTGGCAGGCGACACGAACCTGACGACGCGCGACATTCTGCAGACGAAGCTGTTCGGCAAGTTAAGCCGCGCGCCGGGCGATTCGATCGCGGAAGCGGTCGGCTTGGGCACAGGCATGATGCCGTATGAATGTATTTTCCGCGCGACGCGCCGGCCAGGCTTGCCGGACGCGCTCGAGAGCGTGCTGATTCATCACGTTTCGGGTGGTTACTCGATGATCAAGCTGCGCTCCTTCGAGCAGGGGATTGAGGCGTTTCAAGGCACGGAAGAAGATCTGATCTGGCTGGACGAGAATTTCCCGCAAAACATCTATTCCGAGTGCATCACGCGCCTAATGACGACCGAAGGACATCTGCTTCTAACTTTCACGCCAATCCAGGGCGTCACCGCGGTGATCCGGGAGTTCATGGACAAGGCGTATCGGGGTTAACAGGGCTGGGAGCCAGGGACGTGGAGAGAAACCATTGAAGTAGAGCGAGCCAAGAAGCCCGAGAGAACCATGGCGGTCGAGCGAGCCACTAATGCAGAGAGGACCAGAGGAGTCGAGCGAGCCAATCTCGTTGAGAGTGCCATGTGCAGAGAGCGAGCCAATTCTGGAGAGAGAACCATCGGAGATGAGCGAGCCAAGCTGGCGGAGAGAACCACGCAAGGGGAGCGAGCCAATTGCCCGGAGAGAACCAGAGTTCGTGAGCGAGCCACAATACCAGAGAGAACCAGGATCGATGAGCGAGCCAATACGCCAGAGAGTACCACTAGAATGAGCGTATGTCTCTAACCTTAGACCCGATCTCCCGTTTATCCCGCGATCTGGCCCAGGCGGCCGTATCGCTGTCCATCCCCGAAGTGCGGTACTTAGTCGATGCCTACTATCTGATTCAGGCGAACCGCATCGTCGCCTCGAATCAGATCCGGGCCTTGACTGAATCCGCGGAGCCGCACGAAGTCATCACCTGGCTCGCGCAACAGAATGACGTGCTCGAGAACCAGATCAAGCGGGCGCTGGACCGCTGGACGGAGGGGCAGGAGCTCGGTGTCTGGTGCAAAGGCATCACGGGCATCGGGCCGGTGATCAGCGCCGGATTGATGGCCCATATCGATATCGCACGCGCGCCGACGGTAGGCCATATCTGGTCGTTTGCCGGCTTGAATCCGGAGCAGAAGTGGGAGAAAAAAACCAAGCGGCCCTGGAACGCGCAGCTCAAAACCTTGTGTTGGAAGATTGGCGAATCGTTCGTCAAGGTGTCGGGGAATCCGAAGAGCACGTACGGGCGTCTGTACCGCGAGCGCAAGGAATACGAGGAACGGCGCAATGGCGCGGGCGAGTGCGCGCAGCAGGCGAGCGAGATTCTGAGCAATAAGAAATTCGGCAAGGACACCGAGGCCTATAAGCATTTGAGTGCGGGGAAACTGCCGCCGGCACATGTTCACGCGCGTGCCAAGCGCTATGCGGTGAAGATCTTTTTAGCGCACTATCATGAGACGGCGTATCGGCTTCATTTTGGCACCGAACCCCCGAAGCCCTACGCGATTGCGATTTTGGGTCACGCCCATGAAATCGCGCAGGGAGCTTAAGCCACCACCGTAGAGAGAACCCAAAAGGCCCGAGCGAGCCAGATAAAGTGAGAGAACCAAATAAGGCGAGCGAGCCACAGCAGTAGAGAGAACCAAACTCCGAGAGCGAGCCACTGACAGCGAGAGGACCAGGCGCAAGGAGCTTGAGCCAGTTCCAACGAGAGCACCAAGAACGAGGAGCGAGCCAATTGCCGAGAGAGAGCCACATTCCGCGAGCGAGCCATAAGCGCGGAGAGCACCATGAAGGTTGAGCGAGCCATGTTCGACGAGAGAACCAGGGTCGCAGAGCGAGCCAAGTCATAGAAGAGAACCAGATCCGGAGAGCGAGCCATCGAGGCCGAGAGAACCACGAGAAGCGAGCGAGCCAAGGACTTGGAGAGCACCAAGGATAGCGAGCGAGCCACAGGACCCGAGAGAACCAGGAAACGTGAGCGAGCCAGTTCCAACGAGAGCACCAAGAACGAGGAGCGAGCCATGAATACAGAGAAGCACCACAGATCATGAGCGAGCCATTGAGAGTGAGAGCGCCAGAGTGAGCGAGCGAGCCATGTTGGCCGAGAGAACCATAATCGCCGAGCGAGCCAGAATGTCGAGAGAGAACCATTGGATGTGAGCGAGCCAAGCTGGCGGAGAGAACCACGCAAGGGGAGCGAGCCAATTGCCCGGAGAGAACCAGAGTTCGTGAGCGAGCCATTTTCGTCGAGAGAACCATGGATGGTGAGCGAGCCACAGTCCTTGAGAGCACCATCGTCGAAGAGCGAGCCATTCCTTATGAGAGAACCACAGCGCATGAGCGTTCCTAAGCTATGAGCCGAGCGTTAATCACTGCGACGTGGGATGATGTGCCGCATCTCACGCCGCAAGCCAAGGCCGACCTTCTAGCGAGTTATTTACCGCACGAACTGGAAGCGCGCACCAAAGGCGTCCCCTCCATCGGGCACGGCGCAGTCTATCCGCTCGGCCAGGATTCCTACACTTGCGATCCGTTCCCAATCCCGGCGCATTTTCCGCGCGCCTATGGGCTGGATGTCGGGTGGAATTGGACGGCAGCGGTATGGTGGGCCTGGGATCGCGAAAATGATCAGGACTGGATCTATCGGGAGTATCTGCGCGAGCAGGCACCGCCCGATATCCACGTGGCGGCGATCAAGGCGGCCGGCGACTGGATCCCCGGCTGCATCGATCCAGCAGCCAAGCAGCGCAGCCAGGTCGATGGGCGCAATCTGCTCGCGGAATACGATTCGCTCGGGCTGAAGATGACGCTCGCCGACAACAGCGTGGAAGCGGGCGTCCTGCGCGTCTACCAGCGGATGGCGGCCGGCAAGCTCAAAATTTTCCGCATCTGCACGAGGCTCTTAGAAGATCTGCGTTTCTATCATCGCGACGACTCGGGGCGCATTGTGAAGGAAGGCGACCACCTTGCGGACGCGATGCGCTATGTCTCGATGACCGGGCCACAGACCGCCAAAGTGAAAGTATTGCCGAAGCCGAACGGAGCGCTGCAGCGACAGTGGGCGTGGGGATGAGCACATGACCGACAAAGAAAAATACGGCACGCTGACGGAGTCCGAGCTCGACGCGTTCGATCAGCAGGCGCGGCAATGTTTCGAATCGAGTTTGCGGATGAGCCAGGCGCTACGCCAGGCGACGAAGAAAGAAACGGATCCTACGCCCGGATCGGAAGAAGCGAAGGCGGCGATCAGGGACGCGATCAAGCAGGGAAACGAATGATACCAGCGGTCCATTTAATCCTTTTAGCCTTCGCGTTCGTGCTATTCGTCTTGGCTGGTTGCAATATCTCGCATCCAAAGGTCAATCTGGGCTGGCTCGGCCTGGCGTTTTTGACGCTCGCCTTGTGGCTGCATTAACAGCTAGTACGAAATGAATGAGACGAATCGCCGCGCTGGCGCTTTTATGGCTGCTGCCAGCGCGCGCCGGATTGTTCGATATGCGGCTGCATGTCTGGGCGAAGGTGATTACGCTGCACGGCGTCGAGTTATTGCTAGTCATTCGCGGTGCACCGCACAAATTGACGGATCGGGAGCGGGAAGTCTTGAACCGCATCGCCCATGAAATGAACACGCTCTAGGAAGGAAAATCTATGGCTGAATTATCGACGGATACCCGTAATAGGCTCAAAAGTTCTCAATTCGCGTTACCTGCATCGAGAAAATATCCAGTTTTCGATCGGGCACACGCAGTCAATGCGAAGGCGAGAGCCACACAGCAAGTGAAAAAAGGCAAGTTGTCACCAGCAACAGCGGCCAAAATTAAAGCGCGTGGCAACCGCGTTTTAGGCAAGGCGAATAACAACACCGGCACAGAGCAGAACCTGAATGCGGCCCGGCCCGGAATCAATCTGGCAGCGCTCGCAGCAGCGCGTCGGCGGCGGCAAGCAGCAGGGATGGCAGCGCGCGCCATAGCTCCGCGGCGTGCGATGATCGCAGGCGTTGTCCGGCCAACAGGTTTCGGCATGCCCGCGACGGGCGTGACCCAGGATCTGAATGCCGGCGCTGTGCGTGGTGGCAACCGGGACAATCTGAATCCGAACACGCCGTATCAGGAAGACATCAATTCTTGGAAGAGCACACCTTACACACAGCGAGGTAAGTGGATGAACAATTCACAAGGTACAGGCCGCGCCGACGAATCGGGCGACGGCAAGAGTTACAAAGGA